TTAAACCCATAGCAGAAGCGTCAGATAATAGAGCTACTAATGGAGTTGATATTCGGTTTATCTGATAAGCTAGTAAACCATCAGAAATTAATTCTCGTTCTGATCGTCCAAGTACAATTTCATGTCTTACTACTTGGTCCGGTTTTGGTTTAGGCATTTAATCACCTACAATGCTAAACCTATCATAGGCCATCCTATTGTTGAAGTAAAGAAATTAATGTCTGAATCAGGTAATGATGAATCAATAGTTCCTGTATATTGCATATTGAAATTCTCAGCAGTTGGAGATGTAAATGCACCATTATTAGCAATCAAAACAAAAGGGATATTAGCTTGTCTGCCACTAGCTGCAGTGAAAGAATCACCAATTTCAAGAACTGCGATATATGTATTTCCTTGAGTAAAAGTAGGACTAGTTATGTTTGAACCGGCTGCATCTAACCATTGAGTTTCAGACTGAAGACCTGTTGAAGTTGTGGGCATTTTTATTTTGGCTACAAAAGTACCGGCATAACCTGTAGAACTTTCTTCATAGATCCATAAATAATTAACATCAGTAGAAGATGCAACAGATATCCCCATAGTTATTCCTGATGTTCCGGTTTGTGGTGGTTGAAACTTTACCAAAAAACCGTCATACGAAGTAGTATATGCTTCATTATCCATAGCTGACGCATAAGCCGGATTCAAGCCAAGCAACCAATATGCTGTCACTGCTAAACCTTGAGATGTAGAAAATGATAAAGGATTTACTCCACCTGAACCGCCGGTTGCTGCAGTAGTTTGAGTTGTGCCATCAGGAAAAGTAATTCCACCAGAAGCACTTGAAACATCTAAAACGAACTCATCAGTTCCACCCTTTACAGTTAATTTTTGATTATTATCACATTGTATTGATACTGCTTTAGTATCATTTGATAACGATATTTTGGGCGTACCTGTTCCATTACCTTTTACATTTAATTGACTATCAGTGTTTGTAGTTTGATTTTCAATTCTAACATTACCTGTTCCTGCTACTTGAATTCTCATATCTTGGTTATTATTACTATTTTTTAGAATACCTGCAGCTCCTACATCACTTAATTCAATTTGATTAGCTACATTCAATGTATTACTATTGAAACTCAAAGAAGCTGAACCTGCAATAGTATCTACACCTGAACCTACTGCCACTTGAGTATTAGCTATCGAACCACCAATACCACCTGTTACAGTTGATGCTATTGTTACATTTCCACCTGCTCCTCCATCAGTAATGCTAATGCCAGTACCAGCGGTTAACACTCTTTCATTAGGTAACGATCCATTCAACGACATTACAACATACTCTGCATTTGTTGGAGCGCCGCCTCCGCCGCCTCCACCAGTCAGAAACCCGTCCCAATCACCACGAACTGCCATCCTAGCAAGTTGTACTAGGACTAATCTTCGCATTTCATCTTCATTCTCAGGCTCAATGAATAGTTTTTCAGCTACTCCTTGAAATTGTGCATAAGATAAATTCTCTAGATCAGTCTCTTTTAATAGCTCATATATTCTCATCGAGTAATTATTTGCGTCAGGTAGTGGCATATGTATATCTCCTTATGTTAAAAATCCGTCCCAATCACCCTTACATGCTGTAAGAGCTAGTTTGATTAATACTAATCTTCGTAATTCATCCTCATTCAACTCTTCAACAGATATTGGCTTAGCCGTATTATCTATTGTAGGATTCTCACCAGATGCAATTTCTTCAAGCGTCTTGCCTTGCATAATCGGATAAATCCTCTTTGAGGTTTTTTCCGCATTAGGTAAAGGACACATTTCATATCAACTACTTATTTTAATTGCTTAGAACGCATATCTACTATTTTACGAACTGCTTCGTAATCTTTTAGCGACATATATCCAGCACCTAACAACTTAAACGCTTTAGATTGCATCTCTGCTAATCTTCTGCGACCTTGTGCTTTTGTCATCTTCATTTAGATCACCTTAAGCAGAAGTTATGTATTGTGCTGTAAAGTTTAGAGCTACAGGAATTGACGCGGGCTTCATATAAGGTTGAGCAACGATTGGGTTTGTTGCTGGAATGCTGCCACTTAAATTGCCGTTTGACATTGTTACTTGTGCGCCACCTGCCACGCTTGTAATTAATGCCTGATCAACTGAAGTAAATTGTGCTTGTACACATACTTGACCTTGCAAAGTTTCCCCAATTGTGTTTCCTGTCTGCAAATCAACTAGCTGGAAAATTCCCGCACCTGCAGCTAAAGAAGCCCCAATAAAGATTCGAGGAACTCCTTGATTAGTTACTACCGCAAGAGACGCGTTACGGCCAGCCGCTACCATAGTGAAGACACGGAGTTGATCTCCAGCCATCAGAGTTACAGGGCGAGCAAGAGCAGGAGTGCCACATGCAACTCCCTTAACTGCAAATGGTACTAGAGAAAGAATCAATCCTTTTCTTAGAATGTATGCGTATGATATGTTAGCTCCTGCTGTAACAATACCAGAAGTTACTGTCTGACCTGTTGCAAAGTCTCCAATGTTCTGGGCTGTTACTGTGTAAGCTACATCTGTAGTAAGGCTAGCTTCTGTGCCGTCTGTGATTGTTGCGTTTAGAGGAATTTTGAAACCGCTTGAGCAGTTTAGGACACCTGTTACATTTTGTGTTGTCATCTTAGATCACCTCAAAGTTTGAAACCTGCTCCTAAAGGTTTGAATATGTTACGATTTACATTAGAAATTGGTCTGCGAAGTAATCTCTTACCTAATCTAAAGCCAATACCAATGCCTAATGATTGTATAGCCATAGCCTGATAGTTGTTCATAAAATTTGATTGAACAACACCGAATGCCTGATCTGGTGCGCTGATTAAATCTCCTAAAGAAATCGCATCTGCTCCAACTGCCATAGGTGCTGCATATGCTTGAAGCATACTTGACCCTACAGATGGAGTCTTAAATCCAATATCTGTTGGTCCTGTAATTAATCCTACAGGAGAAGTTCCCATTAATCCCTGTGTTAATACATTAGCATAAGCGTAACTTTCTGCTACATTCAATAGTGAAGTTGTTCGACTTCTTCGGCGTGGACTTGACTTTCTTCTACGAGCCATGCCTTATCTTCTAAGTAGTCGGCTTATGAATCTTCACTTGTAAACAGACCTTTTTCATCTCTTTGTATAACTTTCATTTGTGGTTGTTGTGTTTGTTGACTCATGTTAGCTATAAGTTGACCGATTGCCATTTGAATCGGATTAATTGGTTCACTTTCACCTAATCCCGGTATTTTTTCTACAACTGATCGTATAGCAAGAGCTAATTTTTCATCTAATTCTACTAATCCATCTTCAATCTTATGTCCGAGGTCTATTAATAGTTTGAAAACTACGCCAAAACCCACAATTATTGTCCCTATAATATAGAGTGTCTCCATCATAGCCCCATCGAGTCCCGTTCGGTCCTTAAAACCCCCCCAAACCCCTATCCCAATCCTTTTAATGCAATCATGGTTCGCTAAGTACCTTAGCAGGCGATATGCAATCGCATTTTGTCAAAAAAAACTAGCGTTTTTTTTTGCGGCAGATTTGCCGCGTATATTATATAGCCCATACGGGTCAGAATCAATATTATGGAGCGCGACTATCGGTTTGACGACAAATGCTGTATTTGTAGAATACATCAAAGATACAAAGATGAAAAAATGAGATTATGGGGCATTTGTGAAAAATGTAAAGACATGATTAATGGAGATTGGATATTATGAAAAGAGCTTACAGAATTATATGCTTAAAAAGAAGCGAATGCAAGATGAAAGACGGGTATTTTAGATGGTCTAAACCTGTATATTGGATGCCTAATAAAGCAGGTTATACAACTAATCCAAATGAAGCAGGGATTTATACTGGAGATATGGTTGAAGATTGCGCGGGATGTAAAGGCGATTGGTTGCTTGAACCAGTGTCAAGGCAGGAACGGTTTGGTGATGTTTATTGAATCTAAGATGTTCTAAATGTCAGCTAGTGTTTCTAGTCAACACCTTTGAAGATGTCAGAATTATACAGGCGATGTCTTGTCCTGAAGGTGCAGGTCACAAATTAAGCGAGGTTGTATAATGACAAAAATATTACATTCGTTTACTTTACACGATCATGTATCGGAATTACTTCGTAAGAAATCAAGAAAGGGTTACATGTCTGATAATGTATCTACTGCAATTGAATGGTATTACACCACTCCAGTATGGGCTAAAGAGCGTGATGATGAAGGAGAATTTACAGGGAAGCTAGTTAGAGCAAACAAAGGCGTTGTCATTGCTCCATATGAGCGAAAGAAGTACCAAGAGATTATAGGGACTCTAAATAAACAAATAGATGCTCTGGAGGCTGAGAAGAAAGCACTACAGAATAACAGGTTCAAGTTTTGGAAGAAGATGCCTCAATAGGGGGATATTTGCATCAATAAGGCCGAGGTGTACCTTCTGTGTACTCTGGAGGAGTAGTTGGCCCGTATGGATACTGTACAGGCATTCCAGTGACAGGATCAATTCTACCGCCCGGATTAAAATTAACATTGGGAATTATTAAATCTAAAATTTGACTTATTGGATCTGATCTAAATTCTGTTGCTGTTTCTTTCCAAGCATCATATTGAATTTTCCAATCATTATACAATTCCAAACCTGTTTCGTAAGTTCTTGTTCCTATGTCAAATTTAAATCCGTAGTAAGTAGCTATTCCTCCAAGGATTAAACCCATAGCAGAAGCGTCAGATAATAGAGCTACTAATGGAGTTGATATTCGGTTTATCTGATAAGCTAGTAAACCATCAGAAATTAATTCTCGTTCTGATCGTCCAAGTACAATTTCAT